ACAAGATAATCTGCTGCTGTATCTTTACCTGATCCAATAAATCCAACGAAACCTACAATCATAGTACCTCCTAGCGATACTATTATTTTATATGATTTAGGTCAAGGTGTCAATATTTAGACACCATATTTGTTAGGTTTTGGCTTGGCTACTACACTTTGTTTGTTTACCAGTTTAAGCTCTTCACTTGGGCCTTTACTAACCAATGTTTTACCGCTAATTCCTTGGTTACGTTGAGCGGCATTAACAATATCTTCTTCGCCTTTGCTGTACATCCACACAGCAGGAACATCCTTGGCTGGTCCTTCTTTGTTAATAGGTTTATCAGGAGCGCCAGCCATCTGTATTCCAAACCTGTACATACCATAGTATTGATCAATTCCTTGATATTGTTTAGCGTGACTTCCAGATTGCTTAATGTTTTTACCTAGCTTCTTCTCAGCTTTCTCAGTTAAAATTTCATAAATTTTCATAGTTAACCTATAACAAAAGTGTATCCAGTGCCGCCCGGAATTAAATCGAATAATTCTTTTTCTAGTTTTTCTATTTCAGCTGTTCCTTGTGTTTTTAAGTCACCACCGTTAAGTTGGCCGCCACCTTGTGGCCCAGCAATATTTGCAAATTTACTACGTGCTTCGCCTAGTATTATTTTACAGTTAGCTAATGTATAGTCTAAAATCCATTGCTTTGCATATAAGTCATTTAGTATTACAAAATCTGGTTTAAAATTTTGAACTCTTAACATTATAACTTCTCCTTCAGTAAAAGGACGTTGTAAAATACGCAAAGTTCTGCTATGATTTATCCATTGAAATTCAATAAATGATCCGAAAATTTTACCTATAGTTTCTTGATAGCTAGCAAACATAAAATAAGTTGCAATTCCGCCCATCATAGTGCTGTTAAGTAGATATGTGTTTGTATACGCTAGATTAAAAGGTTCGAAATTAGTACCAGTTCCTCCACCAGATCTGCTTCCTAAAGTTCTTCTAAAAATACTTTGAACATTAATAATTTCATCACTCAATTTGTAATCATTTTTGTCTTTTTCTAGTGTCAAAAACGCATAGCTTTCTTCTACACTATTACTGCTTCGTTGACGAAATTTAGCCAAAGTCCTGTTCAGAGCAGTTTCGTAATGTATTGGGTCTAACTCAACATCTATCATACCGTCACCTAACATAGTGCGGCAATAATCATAGACTTTTTGTCGTTCTTCCTGCGGATTGTCGTTCATACTATTCTCCACTAATATTTACCATAAATATATGACTATGCCACGTTTATCACTTTACCGCCCAGAAAAGGGCAATGATTACAAATTCCTCGATAGAAACATCAGCGAAATGTTTCAAGTCGGCGGAACTGACCTTTATTTTCATAAGTATATAGGTCCGCTTAATACAGCTGAAGGAGAAGCTACTCCAGAACGCCCACATTATGCTAACCAAAGTGTAACAAATATACAAGACCTTTTATTTCTTGAAAATAGAGATAGAAAATATGATGCTAACATATATATTTTGCGAGGAATTTATAACGTAGCAGATATAGATTTTAACCTCAGTCAATTTGGGCTCTGGTTGGACAATGATACTTTAACTTTAACTGTACATATAAATGATACAATTAAGCTGATTGGGCGTAAACCTTTAAGCGGAGACGTCGTTGAATTACCACATCTTAGAGACGAATTTGCACTAAATGACTTTGATACTAGCTTGCCTAGATTTTATGTTATCGAGGATGTGGGCAGAGCTAGCGAAGGATTTAGCCGTACTTGGTATCCTCATTTATACAGATTAAAATTAAAGAAAATTACAGATAGTCAGCAATTTGCAGATGTTCTTAAAACACCTACAGATAAAGATGCCAATTATGTAGGCGATTACAATCCAAGTACAACTTACACAACAGGGCAAATAATTCGATACGAAGGAAATCTATATACAGTTTTAGCTAATGTTACAGGACAAGAGCCACCCGAAAGTAGCTATTATGCATTATACACAGGTACCACAGTACAACAAACATTAACCACACAAGGTAAAGCATTAGAGATTAACGATGCAATCATAGCAGAAGCAGAAGCAAATACGCCTAGGAGTGGTTATGAATCTAGACAGTTATTCACATTAGCAGTAGATGAAGAAGGAAATCCTGCACTTAAGACAGCAGATGAAACAGACATAGACGTTAGCTCAATGTCTATGGATGCAAGTAGGATTATGGAACGTCCACTAAGGACTGGTTATACCGGCTACCTAATGGGTGATGGGGTCCCTGACAACGGTGTTCAATTTGGTTTTGGCACCAGCTTTCCTCAGGGTGCTGTAGAAGGAGATTATTTCTTGAGAACTGATTATCGTCCTAATAGGCTTTTTAGATATTCAGGTAAGCGTTGGGTCAAGCGAGAAGATAATATTAGACATACTTTAACAAATACTGATACAAGAAGTACCTTAAAGACTAGCTTTATTAACAATACTGTAGTAACTGATATGGGTGGGGATATGGTCGATGAGCGTCAACCAATTAGCAAAGCACTTAAACCTAAGGCAGATTTATAATGCAATTTTTTTATGACGGTCAAATAAGAAGGTATGTAACTCAGATTGTTCGTTTGTTAAGTAATTTTGTAGTGAGATATGGTGACGGAACTCTAGTACGAGTTCCTGTTATGTATGGAGATCCTGATAGACAAGTAGCTCATATTATAAACCAAAATAGTGAAAATTCTATTCCTAGTGTTCCCCGTATAGCAGTTTATATAACTGAATACGAGCTTAACCGTAGCAGGATACAAGAGCCAACCTTTGTTAGTAAAATGCATTTGCGTGAACGAGCAATCGAAACTGATAGTGGAGGGGATCAATTTTATACTAGCGAACAAGGAAAGCAGTTTACAGTAGAACGTCTAATGCCAACTCCTTTTGACCTTACAGTTAAAGTTGATATATGGTCATCAAATACTGAGCAAAAATTACAAATTTTTGAACAAATTTTAGTTCTTTTTAATCCTAGTCTTGAAATACAAACTACAGACAACTATATAGATTGGACCAGCTTAAGCGTTGTTGAATTAGAAGATGTAAATTTTAGCTCACGTGCTGTACCGGTAGGTACTAATAGTTCAATTGATATAGCTTCAATAACTCTAAAAACTCCTACTTGGTTAAGCCCGCCAGCAAAAGTTAAGAAACTAGGTGTAGTAACAAGTATTATAAACAATGTATATTCTAGTATTACCCCAGGCATCGGCGACTATGTAGATGGGTTAGGTACTGACTCTGAAGCTTATACCCCAGGGTTAACTAATTATGAATTTACAACTACTACTACAATAGGCAACTTTGAAATATTAGTCGGTCCTGATGGCATAAGAATGTTTAGTAAAGCTAAGGGTGAAAAGGATAATCTACCTTGGAATGTTTTATTAGAGCAAATTCCAGGAGAATTTAGATCTGGCCTTAGTAAAATTTTCCTGATACAAAAAGATGAAACTATTGTTGTCGGAACTTTGGCATTAAATCCGATAGATCCAGGATTGTTAAGTGTTATATGGGATCCAGACACTTTTCATAGCAATAATTATATCGATAATAACGGCAATATTGAAAATATAGATACTGGCTATGACAATACTACAGGTCGAGGAACATTTGATGCTATAGTAAATCCGCAAACATTTAATCCTAAAAGACCTTCTGGTGAACATACAGATCAAACTATAATAACAGGAATTAGATATCTATTAGTTGAAAATTTAGGCGGTGGAGTGCGTGAAACTTTTATTGCTCCTAGGACATCAAAGGTTATTAATACAGGTGAAGATTTTGATATAATTAACTCATCAAAACTATTTGTAAACGGAACACTAACCACACATACTTTAGACAATGTTTCTGGAAAATGTCATATTAAAACTGCTTCTTCTATACCAAAAAACAGCACAGTTACCTATATTTTAAATTTTAATGAAGACGGCCCTGATGCTTGGAAAAGCAATTCAGGTGAAGATACCATTGCATATGCTAATGATATTATTACTTGGTCTGGGACTGCTTGGCAACTAATTTTCAACGCTCAGGTTAGAACTGACTCTATTGTATATCAAACTAACTATTATACAGGAACTCAATATAAGTGGGACGGAGTTTCCTGGACAAAAAGTTTTGAAGGCGAATATGATAGAGGGCAATGGAGAATCCAACTCTAAAGATATTGATTGTTCTGGTGCATTAATCTGTGCTAAAAATACACGCCGAGTAATTTTATTACAAAAATCAGATGGAAAGCATAAAGGAACCTGGGGGTTAGTTGGAGGAACCCATAAAACTGATGAAACTGCTTGGCAAGGGTTATCTAGAGAAATTGAAGAGGAATTGTCTTTTATTCCTGATATTATTAAAATAATACCGTTAGAAAAGTTTGTGTCTAATGACAATTTTTTTAAGTTCTCAACATATTTTTGTGTAGTTCAAGAAGAGTTTATTCCTAAGATAAGCCAAGAACATACAGGATGGGGATGGTTTGATTTAAATAGTTTACCTAAACCGCTTCATAAAGCGTTGGATCTTAGCCTAAAAAATAAGATTTTTCAAACTAAGGTTCAAACCATTATAGATATAATTGATATTTTGTGAGCTAACAATGTTAAGTATAGAAAAAAGTCCTACTTTCCAGGCCGAGTATAATACATTCCAACAACGTATTAACAGTGTAAAAGATGAAAAAATAAAAGAAGAATTGAATGTTATTCTTAAGTCTTTAATTAATACAGTAAGAGAAATGGACCATTACCATAGCAACATTAATCCTAATAATAGACTTCCATTTCAAGTAAATGAGATAAGAGATACATTAAGAAAAATAAGAGAAATGCTTTCAGTAAAATTAGAAGAAGCGAAAAACTTATGAGCTGGTTTTTAAAAGACTTTAATTACACTAATGAAGCTTTTGCTTATGGAGTTGATTGTTTTACTGATAAAGAAATAAAAGAAATAGAGGATTTCGCTTCAAAGTCAATTAGAAAAGGAGCAGGTCTTGTAGAAAATGACGGTAATACATCAGGCATACGTGAATGTTATGTTGCTTGGATAGAGCCTAATAATGAAACTGGTAATCTTTTCAATAAAATGGCCGAACTGTTACTTGAGCTTAATAATAAATTCTTTAGATATGATCTAGTTGAGCTAGAGGATTTACAATATACAGAGTATTCCGAAAACACCAACGGATTTTATACTGCTCACAGTGACGATGGATATAAATTTAACTTGTTTAGAAAATTAAGCATTTCTGTACAGCTATCTGACCCATCGGAATATGAAGGCGGTGATTTAATTTTTTATAGGACAGGGTTACGTACTCCACAGATTGCTCCAAAAGAAAAAGGGACAATCATAGTATTTCCTAGTTATGTAATTCATGAAGTAACACCTGTAACAAAAGGATTAAGAAAAAGTTTAGTGTCTTGGGCGCAAGGACCTCGATTTAGATGATAGATCATTGGTTCCCAACTTCTATCTGGATAACAAAAAATAATTGTGTTGATAAAATAGAAGATATTAAAAGTAGCTGTTGGGCAATTTTAAATGATCTTGATAAAAATATTGATAAAAATCCTTTTGTTGAAAGTCATTTAAAAAGCTCGTTTTGGCACGATAGCTATGGACACTTGGATACCGATGATCGTTTTAGTTTCTTAAAAAATATTATACAAGATCAAGCTATCTCATTTCTTACTCTTTTAGGGTTCCCTGGCATAACTTATGCTAATTTAAGATTTACAAATATGTGGGTCAATCTTATAGAGGCGAACGATTATCACGCATTACACCAACACGGAACAACTGGCAAGAGTTACATAAGCGGAGTATATTATGTAACATCCCCATCTAATGCTACGATTAATTTTAGCTCTCCATATATGGATGCTTATGAACCCTTACCTCCTTACATGGACAATGAGAATAATTTTAAAATGGCTCGTTACTTTTGTACCCCAGGCAACCTGATTATGTTTAGGTCTTATGTTTATCACGGATATGATAGCCATAAATCTTCTGAGCCAAAAATTAGCATACCTTTTAATATTGCTGTTGAATAATGCCTACTGAATACTTTTTTCCAACACCAATTTATTTTACTATTGTAGAAAATATAATAGAAATCGATCTTGAATTTGAGCATTATCTAAAAAACTTAGACAAGAATTCTCTAACTAACCCTTGGGACGATACAGTAAAAACAAATTTCTTTTACGGCCCTGCTAATAACTCTTTAGATAATTTTCCTGTCCTTACATCAAAGATTATCGAGAATGTTAACGTATTTTTAAACAATTTAGGAGTTAATGGAAGTCCTAAAATTATAGAATCTTGGATAAATTTGTCAGACAAATTTGGATATCAAAATTATCATATTCATGATGGATATGCTTTGTCTGGAGTTTATTACTATCAAACTAACGGAAACGACGGAGATTTAGTTTTTTCTAATCCATCCTTAGTCAATAAATTCCATCCTATTACTTCTAGAATCGATCACAAAATCATTTATAAACCAGAAAAAGGAAAGCTGATAATTTTTCCAAGTTTTTTAGAACACGCTGTTTTATATAACTCAACTGAGTCGATTAGAATAAGTTTGTCGTTTAATATAAGGTTAATATAATGCTTAAATTGTACAAAATAGAAAGAAATTTTCTCGATAAAGACCAATGCTATAAGATGGCTAGAAGATTAGAGGAGCTATTACAAAAAGAAATCTATCGGCCGCCAGATTCTCAATGTACTTTAAGTCCGGCGTTTTATGGAATCTTTAACGACGAAATGGCTGCTTCGTTAAAAAAGCTAGAAGAAATAACCGAATTAGAATTATATCCAGTTTACACATATGCAAGAATATACCAAGAAAATGATTTTTTATTGCCGCACATTGACAGACCTGGTGCTGAAGTAAGCCTTACAATTACCTTAGATTATGATCAATATATATGGCCTATTTGGGTAGACGATCCGTCAGGAAACCCTGTACCTATAACACTAGATATAGGAGATGCTTTAATTTATGAAGGAACAAAATTAGTTCATTATAGACATAAAATGATTGGGCAAGATTTTCAGCATCAAACATTTTTTCACTTTGTAAAAAAGAATGGCGAATATTCTCACTTAAAATATGATCAAGGCGATCATCTTTTATCTAATACTGAATCAGAAGCTTGCAATTTTCCTGATTGGTCCTACTCGGATTTTAAAGCAGGGCGCTATAAGTCAATAAATAACAAACCTATAAAGGATACCGAATGAATCCAAAAGAAATTTTTTACCTTAGCGATGTCTTAAGGCCAGACACTTTTTCCAATGTTTGCTCATTATTAGAAAAACCTATTTGGCAATTTGGTCGAGTTACCAATCCTGATGCGTGGGACGAAGATTCAACAGTTTTTTGGCAAGCTGATTTAACACTTAACAATATAGTAGGCGATGTAGCTTTTTATGAGATTTTATCAAATTTAAATAAACTTGCTCCTTCGACTGCAAGTTATCAGTTTAAGCTTTATAGTGCTATTGCAGGTGGTAAAACTTTTGGGCTAGATGGCGGAATACATACCGATAAAGACTTTATATGGAACGATATGGGTGATGGATTTATGACCTTATGCTTTTTTCCTAACAAAGAATGGAGTCCGGAATGGGGAGGTGAATTCCAATTTTTCGATGAAAATGGAAATGTAATAGCAACTTATTATCCTATGCCTAATACCTGCATTGTTTTTGATAGTGACATTCCGCATAGAGGATTAGGTCCATCTCGAGATTGTAAAAAATTAAGGCAGTATATTTCTTTTAAAACATTTGTTAGTAAACGTTGGTATTTAAATAATGATCCTGGACTTGTTCAGCTTACCGATATACAAGGTTAAGCTAGAGGGCTTTAATCTAGAGCTTATTAAAGATTTTTTAAAAGATGAGTTTGAGCGCTCTAGCTATCGTTTATCTCCATTAGAAAAAAATGGTGGAGTAAGCACCTACTCTACTAATAATCAGTTACATAATGCAGAGCCCTTAGCAGAACTTACTAATGAAATAAAGAAACATATACAAGTTTATTGGAAAATTTTAGGAATTGATGATAGGTTATATCCTACTATTAATCAATGTTGGGCTAATATACACAAGAGAAATAGTATAACACTGCAACATTCTCATAGTTTGATGCCAATAGTGGCTACTTTCTATGTACAGGCAGATCCAGGATCAGGGGGATTAGTATTAACAAATCCAATGGAATATGGGCTTACACATATTCCATTTTCTACTGTAATTGAAGATAAAATAGAAACAATAATTAATATAGAAACTTGTAACTTAATTTTGTTTCCTGGGTGGATTAGACACAAGACTGAAGAAAATCTTTCAAATAGTGATAGAATTGTGTTGTCTTATAATGTTGTTTATGGTGGTAATTATTTAGATACTGATAGTAAGTATCCTGATATCTCCAAAGCTGAGCCAGCTAATAGTGAAGTTAATTATTTAAGGAATCAGGTCGCAAATTTAGAATTTATAATTGACAACTTAAAAAGGAATTTACATGGAGCATAAACCAAAATTAAAACATATGAATGAGCGCATACTAATGGTTCCTTTTAACATTTATGAAGAAAGACTTGATAAGTGTAATAAATGTTATGCTGCCGATAAAGAGACAGGAACCTGTAAGGTCAATGGATCAACTTTTATAGCTAATGTTAGAATGAGGTATGCAATGTGTCCTATGGGTTTTTGGTCTAGCTATTATGGAAGTTAAAGTCGGCTACTGTCCTTGGATTGAAAAAAACCCAAGCACAATGTACTCTGGGTTAAATTTCTATGGTTGGATAGATCACGCACATTTTGAACCTGAGCAACTAGACACCTGGCGTGGATCTGATAGCAGGTTTCATCAATGCCCAGCATTTAGTAAATTTATTCGTCAATTCTATGTAATTAGGAATATGGTAGATATAGAATTGTCTTGGGATAAAACAAATAAAGTATTAAGTAGTAATTTGTCTTATGAACATTCGCAGAGCTTTGTAAGGCTTCATGGCCAAGATTTTAATTTAGACACTGGCTATCCTATTGTTGCATTAAGTAACTCATTTGTTTTTGTAGCAGACGTTGACGTTTATGTAGAAGTATTTCCTCCATTTAATCATATTGATAATTCTTGGAGAATTATTCCTGGAAGTTTTAACATAGGAAAATGGCAACGACCAGTGATTACTACTATTGAAATGTTAGAAGATAGAGTATCTATTAAACGTGGGCAACCTATTGCTTATGCACGTTTTAGAACAGATAATCTAAAAGATAAAATAAAATTAGAGCAGATTCCAAGATCAGAAAAACTTGAGCATATTGTTAATAGCTCGTTAACACTTAAACATTATATTCCTAAGATAAGCTGGAAAATACAGGAAACATTTAATAGGCTTAAACCTAAATCATGGTTCAAGTAAACAGTGTTGGCATTGTAGGAGGAGGCAGCGCCGGATGGCTTACAGCTCTATTTCTTCAAAAAACTTATAACCAACTCGATATTACAGTAGTAGAAGACCCAGATGTTCCACCTATAATTACTGGCGAAAGCTGCACTATTCCATTTGTAGAAATGTTAGAGTATTTAGGCATCGATTTTACACAATGGATTCAAGAAGCAGATGCATTTCCGAAGCTAGGAGGAGAATTTTTAAATTGGCGCTGCGAAGGTTCAAGATTTATTCAACCTTTATTTTCTTATTATACTAATAAATTTAATTTAGAAAATCCTGAATTTTCTGAAAATTATATTTTAGCTAAAGGAGCTCTCGCCTTAGATTTTCCTATTAGCAAACTAAGTATCGCCGGTCATCTTATTGATAATAACAAGATTCATATTAATAATAATTCGATGTTATTGAAATCAATGTATCACTTTGATAGCAGAAAAAATGCCGATTTCCTAAAACAAGAAGGAATCAGACGAGGTATCAAAGTTTTACATACTAAAGTCCTCGATGCTAGTCTCAATCCAGACGGCCTGATCCATTCTTTAATAACTAACACAGAACCTTTAACTTATGACTTTTATTTTGATTGCACTGGATTTAGGCAATTATTGGTTAAAAAAATTGGTAATAGGTTTACAGATTTTACAGATAGGATTTTTACTAATAGTGTATTAGCTTGGTGGGACGAATCTGAGAATCTCCCATTTACTCAAATGTCTGCTTATGACTACGGGTGGCGATTTAATATTTCTCTATCATCAAGAAGTGGGAATGGGTACATCTATAATAACAACTACATTACAAAAGATCAAGCCAAAGAAGAAATTGAAAGAAGAATTGGAAAATCAATAACACCGATAGCTAGTCTTACTTGGAAGCCAGAATGCTTGTTAACTCCTTGGAAAGGTAATACACTAGCTATAGGACTAAGCGCAGGGTTTTTAGAACCTTTAGGCAGTCCAGGTCATACATTAATATCTTTACAGCTAAGACTATTAAATGATTTTTTTAATCATTCTATTACAGATAAAAATGCCAGGTCTTATAATACAAGATATGAAGCATTGATAAACGATACAGCTAAATTTATTAATTTACATTATTTAGGTAAAAAGTCAAATACAAAATTTTGGATTGATAGGATTCACGATTCTAACGAATTTTTAGAAGATTTAATGGTCTCTGCAATCGATTATAAAAAAATTGAAGCATATTCTTTTGAAAATTATGCTGTAGTTATACAGGGTATAGGGTTATCTCCCAAAGAAGATTTATTAACATATTTAAAATTTAAGAATCCACGTTTAATTAACATTGTACAAGATGAATTAATACGATTAAATACTTTTTTTGAAGAATTAACCGTAGGTTGTGAAAATATCAATTTTTGGAAAAAATTATGGTTAAAACAATAACAATTTTAGGTGGTGGAACTAGCGGTTTGGTATCTGCGTTAATACTTAAATCAAGATTTGAAGGAATGGACATAGAAGTAGTACGTTCTAATGATATAGGTATCATTGGAGTAGGCGAAGGATCTACTGAGCATTGGACTGGATTTCTTAAGATTACCGGTATTAATGTAAACGAGCTTTTACGTGAAACTGATGGTACTTTTAAGTCAGGCATTAAGTTTATAAATTGGAATGGGGATAACCATTACTACTTCCATAGTATACATAGTTCTTTTAGTCATGAAGGTCCTACTGGATATCCTTTTGTATATGCAAAAATGATAGCAGATGGGTATGACCCATATAGTATAGTTCCTAAAAATATTCATGAAAGTTGCCATGCAGAACCTTTAGATACTACTGTTAATCAGTTTCATTTTAACACATTTAAGTTAAATGAATTTTTACAAAAAAAATGTATCGAGAAAAATATTAGAATTACAGATGCTATAATTAAAGATGTTATATTAGATGAGCTTGGGTATGTAAGTTCATTAATTTCAGACAATAATCAAGAATTTAAATCAGATTTTTATATTGATTGTAGTGGTTTTAGAAGAGTTATTGGATCAAAGCTAGGAGTAAAGTGGATAGATTGTAGCAAGTATTTGCCTATGAATTCAGCTATTGCATTTCCTACAGAAAGGTTAGAAGATATTCCTAGCCATACGTTAAGTACAGCAATGAGCTCAGGGTGGATGTGGAGAATTCCTACACAAGGAAGGTTTGGAAATGGATATGTTTATTCTGATGCTTTTTTGTCTGAAGATCAGGCCATAGCTGAAGCACAAAGCTGTTTTAATCATCCTATCGAGATAGCTAAAAAAGTAAAATTTGTTGCCGGGTATGTTGATAAGTTCTGGATTAAAAATTGTGTATGCTTAGGGTTATCAGGAAGTTTTGTTGAACCTTTAGAAGCAAGTAGTATTGGAACCAGTATTCAGCAGGCTATATCATTAGCTGCAAATTTAATCTTTTGGACTAAGGGCGAAGAACAAACTGCCAAGCAATATAATATTGACTTTGATAATGTAGCTAAAAATATTATAGATTTTGTTCAATTGCATTATTTTACTCGTCGTGAAGATTCTGAATTTTGGCGAAGTTGTAAAGACTTAACACCCACAGACTTTAATCAAGAAACCCTTGAAGTTTTTAAACAAACATTACCTAATCATTTATTCTTCTCTAAGCCATTTTTAATGTTTAGAGACCAGAACTGGTTAATGGTTATGCACGGTTTAGGAATGCTAGATCCATTAAAGATTAAACAAATTACAGATTCGCAAAATGCTGATGTGAAATTTGCATCAAACGATGCCATTGAAACATTTAAAAAATTATATAGCGAGCAGGTGTTTTATAGTCATAGAGAATCATTGTCAATGTTAATGTCTAGAAATTCCTATACAGTGTTAAAGGTAAATGAATAGGATAATAATAAATGAGTGCAGTTAATAAAATTGTTATTGTAGGAGGAGGAAGCGCAGGATGGATGAGTGCTTCAACATTAATTAAAAACTTTCCTCTAAAAGAAATTATTGTTATTGAAAGTGTTAATACACCAACAGTCGGTGTGGGTGAAAGTACCATAGGGCAAATTAATGAATGGCTACACTCACTAGATATTAAAGATGACGATTGGATGAAGCATTGTGATGCCAGTTATAAGTTTAGTATAAAATTTACTGATTTTTATAAGAAAGGATCCGGAAGTTTTCATTATCCGTTTGGTGTTCCTTTTTCAGATCATATACACTTTCCTAGAGGGCTAAGTGATTGGTACATAAGAAAGGCTTTAGATCCTAATTTACCGGTGTCTAATTTTGCAGAAATGTTCTTTCCTGCGGTAAGTCTTAGTGAAGCTAACAGAATATGTGAAAATAAAAACAATGAATTTCCAGGATGGAGCTTTGAAAGGGATGTAGCTTATCATTTTGATGCTGCTAAATTTGGAGCTTGGTTAAGAGATAATTATTCAGTTCCAAAAGGTGTAAAAGTTTTAAATGAAGAAGTTGTTGATATTGTAACAAATGAAGAAGGTATAGATTCATTAATTCTTTCTAGTGGTCAGCAGTTATCAGCTGACCTTTTTATCGATTGCACCGGTTTTAAATGCTTGCTTTTAGAAAAGACTTTAGGTGTTAAATTTGAAAGTTATGAGCATTTATTGCCCAATAATAGTGCTTGGGCTACTCGTATTCCATATACAGATAAAGAACAAGAGCTAGAGCCATATACTAATTGTACTGCTATACAAAATGGATGGGTTTGGAATATTCCTCTCTGGAGTCGACTAGGAACTGGGTATGTATTCAGTGACAAATATATTAGTGAGCAAGCAGCATTAGAGCAATTTAAAGACTACTTGATTAATCATAGAGACAATAAAATATCTAAAGATATTGTCAATAACGTTGACTATAAGCTAATTAAAATGCGTATAGGTATACACGAAAAAATATATCATAAAAATGTGTGTGCGATAGGGCTATCAGCTGGATTTATAGAACCACTAGAATCAAGCGGATTGTATACAGTACATGAATTTTTATTAAAATTAGTTTTAGCCCTAGCAAGAGATGAAATAACTGAGTTTGATAGGTTAGCATTTAATGAATCTTGTAGAGGAGATTTTAGAGCTTTTGCTGAATTTGTGGCTTTGCATTATGCGTTAAGTCATAGGGATGATAGTGAATACTGGAGAGATATTCGAAAAAGAGATTTTTCAAAAACTATGCCATTAGGAATATATTCAACCTTTGGAGTGGATAATATCATTTACAGAAGATATGTTAGTAACATTTATGATAATGATATGGGTGGAACCCTTTGCGTTGCTACCGGTATGAACTTTTTACCAATGGATTATAGCTATTTAAAACGTATAAGTTTTAGGTTTAATTCCTATGATTACGTTGAAAATTTGCAGAAGAATTTTACATACTGGGATATGTTATTAAATCAGCGAAAAGAATATGTAAAAACTTTCCCAACAATTTATGAATTTTTAAAACAAAAATATGAATGATCAATTCATTAAAGTTTTTCCTAATGCAGTATCTACAGAATTCTGCCAAAATGTTATAAGTCATTTCGAAAGACTGTTGTCAGAAGGACGAACAATTAATAGACAACAACATGAAGGATCATTAAACATAGCTAAAGACGATGAGCAATATTTTTTTGAAAATGAAGCTGATCAACTAATATTAGATATTAATAGTCAAGTATTGAGAGAATTTAATAGCTCTATAAAAGCTCATTATCAAATGTATCTAAATGAAATAGGAATTCTTAATAAGGTAGCGGCTCATTCAATAAGTGAATCAATTAAAATACAAAAGACAAAGCCTGGGCAAGGTTATCATGTATGGCATTGTGAACATACTAATTTAATCTCTAGTCGGAGATTATTATTCGTAATACTTTACCTTAACAACATCGAATACGGTGGCGAGACTGAATTTCTATATCAGTCATTGAGAATTCCTCCTGTTCAAGGAACTTTATTATTCGCTCCTAGCTCTTTCACTCATACGCATAGGGGAAATCCTCCTTTAAAGGAAAACAAGTATATAATTACGACCTGGATAGAATTTGTAGAATGAGACAAGAAATTAACTTAGGAAAAATTCCGTTACTAATAAGTGATTGGGATGATTTTTTTAATCATAAAAGTACTATTGTAGAGACCTGTATTTTGTCAGAAAAAATTAATACCATAGAATCGAATGTAGCTGTTAAGGCAAAACATAATTTATGGGAATCACCATTTAATTTTTTAGAAAATACAAAGTTAGTTGATTTAAAATTATGGATAATTTTAGAGTCAGAATTTTTAATAAGTTCATTGAACAACAGGTTGATAAGAGTTTCTTTAATCGAAAGTTGGGCTCATGTTACACGCACAGGAGGATTTCATAGTCCACACTACCACAATAACTCGACCTGGTCAGGAATTTTTTACGTTCAGTCAGATGATATAGACAGCGGAAATAATAATTGGTATTTGCCTTATTATATTGAAAGAAAAATTGGATTAGAATTCGCTGAAGATAAAATTAGTGCTAGTTTTGTTCCAGGCAGAATGCTTCTTTTTCCTAGTATGTTATTACATGATGCAGCTCCTTATTTAGGATCAGATCCTAGAATAGTTATAGGGTTTAATTTAATATGCTTATAATAGACGAAATTGTTGTTTTAGATAATTTTTTGCCTGAACAGTACGCTAATAGGGTAGAAAAAGAAATGTTGCATCCTACAATTCCTTGGCATTATATGAGTGATATCACATATGATGTTGAAAAATTAGAGGGTATTACAATTGATAAGCCACGACCAGCTTTTGCACACAAAATGTATGATAAGAATCAAGGGGTTATAAGTAATGCATTTGGTTTTGTACTGCCGATTGCTTATTTTGCCTGTGAACAGGTGAAATTTCAAATAACTGAGGTAATTGCTGCTCGAAGCTTTTTAACTGTTCCTATTGGAAGTAATGAGGCAGATCATCCTCATGTAGATAGAGAAGTTTCACATATGGTAGTTTTGTATTATGTTTGTGACTCGGACGGTGATACAATATTTTATGATAAAACTTTTAGAGATGTAGATCCTAGAGATTTGAAACCAGGAATGCTTTCAGAAATTAAAAGAGTTAGACCTAAAAAAGGAAGAGCCGTCGTATTTGACGGCTCTCGATATCATGCTAGTACTAGACCAACTATAAATAAACGCTTAGTAATTAATTTTGGTCTCTGGTGATTATTGTCTAAAAATTACGTTACCTGGGTCACCTTCTGAACCAGGCTTTGGTACATTGTCTTTAACGTACTTTATTGATTGAAACCATTGCCCGTTAATAGAAATGCCACCGGTAGCTTTTATTTCTTTATAAAGCATATCCATTTGATCACTAATTGGAGGATATGCTCTCATTCTTTGCATAACAAATGGTTCAACAGGATTTCCAAACTCATCCCTTGAATGTGCATGAGGATCTATAAAAGTATTTGTATCAGCATCATAAATCCAAGCCGATTCGCAATTATCTGGACAAGGTTTCCACATAAAATCATGTGTAGTATCAAATTCAGTTTCATTTTCTTCGATTATTTGACAAACTGTCATAAATCTTTTATCTATCAATGCTTTTTTCATTATTCACCCTCAAACTTATTTATATTCGTAAACTATACAAATACCTTCTCGACCATTTCTGCCACCTTGCCCATTATGACTTGGGCTAACAGCTACTCCTCCAGCTCCATAAGCTGCCACACCAGCTGGCTGAACTGTACTTTGATGGGCACCAGGTGTTCCTCCGCCGTAGAAGCTAATTCCACCTTCTCCTCCTGGAGCACAATTAGGACTATACTGATCCATATTATTATGACCACCGCCGCCGCCACCTCTAGTTCCAAAGCCTCCTATGGTACCTGATCCTAAAGACCCTAATCCACCTAACCCACCGTTGTGTTGTATGTGAGCGTTTGCTCCAGTGCCGCCTGTAGCTGTAAGATATGCTCCAAAACTAGTTGTGCCGCCACCTGGACTAAATCCGAAATATGCGCCTCCAGATCCTGCGCCGCCAACGGTTACTGCAACTGTTGTTATACTAGTGGCATCAATAACTGCCTCAGCATATCCTCCAGCTCCTCCGCATTCTGAATAAGCACGACCTCCTCCGCCACCTCCACACATTACGACGTGTATTCTTTGTACATCATTTCCACTTTTTGTATAAGTTCCATTAGTTGTAAAGGTAAAAATATTTTTAAGTTTTCCTTTTATTCTATTCGTTCCATAAAGTACAGCAGAATTAGAAGCTACAGCACTATTTGAATTAACATCATAGGTTGTTCCGACTGTTGTTACCGAAGTTCCTCCTACTGTTAATGTTGTTGCTTTAACTGTAGCAGCAGTAGTTGTTCCTAAATTAGTAACACTAACTGTACCTCCAGATATACTTACTGCATTAGATGCTTGAGTAGCAAGTGTATCGGAAATCTTAACTGTAGTAGCTGCATTATTACCGTGAAACATTCTTTGATCTGTAATATTTACAGCTAATTCCCCCTGTAGTAATCCACCGTTATTCGGTGTAATTCCTGTTGAAACTGAATTCCTAAATCTAAAAACTGGCATATTTTTTTTACCTTAATTCATATACAATACAAATACCATCTCTGCCATTAGAGCCTGAACCTCCGCTATTCCCTACACTACCGCTACCACCTGCTCCTGGAGCACCGTGATCTGCTGGACGAGGTGCGCTGTGATGGCTGTTTCTACTTCCTCCATAAAAGCTTGCTCCGCCACGACCTGTAGCTGAGTTCGAAGGATTGTTTTGGCCGTTATTATGTCCTTTTCCACCACCGCCATAGGAATTAATATCACCACCGGATCCTAGTCCACCATGTCCTCCAGTATGTGTAGCATTACTATTAGCATTAAATCCGCCACTAGCAGTTACAAATGAACCAAAGCTAGTTGTCCCACCGCTGCCACCTGATCCATAGTATCCTCCACCAGCGCCGCCTGCTCCAATAGTAACAGTTACACTGCTTATACCTTCTGCATCTAGTAACTTTTCTGCGTAACCACCTGCTCCACCGCTTTCCCCAAATCCACGACCGCCGCCGCCAGCTCCCACACAAATAACCCTTAATGCTCTTACATCTGTTCCACTTTTGTTATATGTGTTAACTCCAGTTGAATATACATAGACGTTTTTTACACTAGTATTAGTTGCTCCTAGCTGTGTATCAACATAAGACTTAATAGCATTTTGTGTAGGTAGTGCTGCTAATCCTGATCCTGCTCCAAGGACACCGGTCTGAATACTTGTATAAGTTGCATTTCCACCTCTTATCCATAGTTTAACATGACTTATATATTGTGCTTCATTTGTTTGAGCTTCATTAGCTCCTAAATCGTGTTGAGCACTAAATGTTGATAGGCTATGCGAATACCACCCTGTGTCAATTACAACATATCCATTAGCGCCACCGTTATCAGTAACTCTAGTAGATCCTCCCCAAGGAGCATAGCTGTAATAACGATTACCAAACCAAGAAACAGTAGTTCCAGATGCTATGGTGCTATAGGCAGGTGGAGTTGTAGAACTCTTTGTCATCACAACTCTGCTAGTTTGTGTACCACCGGAATTCATTGTCGAAACTGTTGTTGTTTCACCATCTACACTATCTACATAATGCATATAGCACATATACCTAACTTCAGTATGACTAGGTAAACCAGACAAGCTTAATGTATAAGTAGCTGGTCCTCCTCCCCACCCGTGAGCAGTAACGTTGCCTAATCCTCCAAAATCCGTCATATTATAAGTTGTTGCATTATTCCAGTTAGCTGTAGGAGCACTTAACCCTTCATCGTAATAAAGAATTTCTCCGCTATTAAAAGTTAATGTAGAAGAATTTAAATTTACACTAGTAACTGATGTACTATTAATGCTTCCACCTGTTATAGCTACATTATTAGCATCTTGATTACCCATTGAACTTACAAGAAGAACTGGGTTGTTGGAAGCATTTCCGATCCATACCTTGTTGTCAGCTAAATTAGCAGCTAATTCGCCTCTTTGTAAACTTCCGTTAGCAGGAACTACGCCTGTTGTTGTTGATGTTTTAATTTTAATTCTTGGCATATTACCTATACTCGTAAACTATACAAATTCCATCTTTTCCTCGAAACCCGTAGTCATAATATCCGGCACCGTTCCAATAAAAATTACTGCCAGTTCCGCCTGCACCAGGAGCTCCACCGTTAGTATATGTTGTATCACTAGGAGAATTAGTAGGGCTGGTATAATGTGTTCCTGGTTGGGCACCTCCAAAGTAGCTAGCTCCTCCCATTCCTGGATTATGGTGACTTGAGCTATGGCAATTATGATGTCCTACTCCGCCGCCACCGTGAAAATTTAAATTCCCACCAGAACCTAGTCCACCTTGACCTCCGGTATGATCTTGATTATTATTTGCTCCGGAACCACCAGTTGCGCTACAGTAAGCTCCAAAGCTTGTAGTACCTCCAGCTGGACTAAATCCGTAATAGTTGCCGCCTGCACCACCAGTTCCTATGGTAACCGAAACACTCGTAATTCCAGTAGCATCAATCCATTGTTCAGAAAAGCCGCCTGCACCACCACTTTCACCATAGCCTCGGCCGCCACCTCCACCGCCTACTACAATTACTCTAATTTGTCGTACATCACTACCACTTTTTGTATAAGTTCCGTTTGCAGTAAATGTAATAATATTTTTAAGTGTAGCAGCGTGGCTATTAATATAACTGTACACAGCATCTGAAGTTACTAAAGCTGCGTTGCTTGTTCCTAATGAAGCTGCTGTAGAAACACCACTTACTGTTTGTCCGCCGGCAATTTGTAGATTTGATGCACTTACTGTTCCTGGTGACGTGGCACCTACAGTTGTATTTTGTATACTACCACCGGTTATGCTAACACTATTAGCTGCTTGTCTAGCAGCAGTTCCTAGTATTTTAATTGTATTTCCTGATGTTCCGCCTATATATAATATTCCATCAGCATTATTGATTGCTAACTCTCCGGCTACTAATCCAGTAGGCACAACCCCAGATGTATTATTATATTTTAATCGAACATTAGGCATTAGAAAGTTCCTCCATTTATGGTTCCTGCGCCTTCAATATTGCCGCCTACCCATAAATTTCCGCCTATACCTGTACCACCAGTAACAACTAGAGCGCCGGTTGACGTGCTACTAGATGTGTCGTTTCCAGGAATAGTAACTACACCAGAGCCTAATGGATCTAGCACTAAGTTTTGACTTCCTGCTGTACTCAGTGATCCTCCTAGCACAATATTACCTGCCACTCCTAATCCGCCACCAAGGACTAATGCTCCTGAGCTTGTAGTAGTTGCTGTATCTGTTCCAGGAATGCTTACTTTACCAGTACCTGACGGATCTAAAATAATATCATCATTAGCTACAGATCCAATGGTGTTAGCTACAACAACCAAAGTTCCTACGCCGCTACCAGCACCTGCTGTTCCTGTGCTTATATTTCTACCCATTTCCTTCTCCTAATATTAGGCAGTAGATGTTTCTATACCATAGCAACTAGCTGAAAGACTAGCTGTATTAGAATAAACAACGATTAGTTTGCCTGCATCTAATACTAGCCCTGTTCTTTCTAAAACGCCCTTAGCTAATAAGTTTACATCATATTCAATAAATTCTGCGTTTGTTGGCGTGGCTGCTGACGCAATAGCTACTCTAACTGTTGCTGTTGAAGCTCCACGATTAACAATATTCACCGTAAGTACAGTAAATGTGTTTGCGGGACAGGTATATAAAGTTTGATATGTCGCAGCTGACATATCTAAAGTACCCAATCTTCCTGTTGCCATTTATATCTCCATATTATTTAAAAAAGTAATTCCAAGCTACTGGTAAACCTCTTACTCCGCCTTGGAAATTAAAGTTTGCTTTCATCGAAATAGTTCCACCAGTAGTTGTTGATATTTGGCTTCCTTGAATTTCAATAAATCCAGCTACTACACTATTTACGTTTAATGACGCTCCACCGCCACCAATCTGCGCAGCAATATATGCTTTAATTGCTCTCTGTGTTGGTACAACACTATCACTGTTAGCTGTAAAGAATGGATCAGTACTAAATTCAGTAATAGTAGCACTACTACCACCAAGTGTAACAGCTCCAAGTGTAAGTTCTGTAAGTCCTGCAATATTAAATGCATCAGCATTTAATGTAGCAACACCAGTACTTTGTTCAATAGTAAACAATTCGCCTACACGGAAATTACCGTCTTGGTCAGTACTTGTGTAGAACACACGACCACCATTGTTATCTACAGTTTCATTAGCCTGTGTAGCAGGATTCTCTGGAGTACCATTTGGATAATTAGTCTCATCAAAGTTTCCTGTTCCAATATCTAAAAAGTCGTGTCCAGTTAGACGTACTTGACTATAACGAATTCGTGTTGTAACGCCTGTATTTTGTGCTGGGCTATAGTATACTGGCATTTCAGGGCTAATCTGGAAGAATGCCTTAATACTACCAGCATTACTACCAGTTAAAGACAATACCTGTACAAGTTTATAAGTAGTATTTGGTTGACTATCGAACACTACGTTAGCACCGGCTTGTGGAGTACCTGATAGTCTGCTTACAGCAATATAGCTTCCGCTTTGGAAGTTATCAGCATAGCCGTCACCAGTATCAATGCTTGCCACAACAGCGTTATATCCAGTACCTCTATTTCTATAACTTGGTTGAGCTAAAACTCCTTTTCCTTTTCTTACAGTAAACGGTGCTTCATACAAATTATTAGGATCTACAATAGTCATTGTTGGAGCACTGCTATACCCTGATCCTGGTTCTATAATTCTTATTGCATAAATCTTTTCTGTTTGTACATAAGCTCTTGCTTTTGTAGTACAACCCAGTAAAGCGTATGAAGCTGCTGTTGTTGAAGCTGAAGGAATAGCTGCCCAAATACCCGAGCGACTTGGATTACCAAAAGTTGCTGTTAGGAAACCTGTTCCTGAACCTCTTGTTAAAGCTCTTGTTGTCCACTTAATACCGTCTTCTGAGCTAGATGCATTGTTACTATCATTCACTGCTAAGAATACACCCTGACCATAGCGTACACTACTATAAGCTGCGGACACTGATAATGTAGCTGATGTCCAAGTAATACCATCTAAGCTATAAGCTGCGGTTGTTCCACTAGTAGCACTTACAGCAACAAATCTGTTATTACCATAAGCTACACTTGCCCATAAGTTTGTTCCAACATTAGGCAATGACCCTGCTGTCCAAGTAGCTCCTCCGTCTGTGCTATAAGCAAATGAGTTAGTACCAGATGCTATAGCAACAAATTTTCCTTTACCGTAGGCAATACTTGACCAGTTAGAACTTGCTGGAAGTGCTCCTCCAGTAGTCCAAGAAGATTGAGCACCATTAGCAGTAAATGCACACTCTGTTGAGTTAGCTTTTAAAGCTACCCATCTTGTTGATCCGTTAGTTAAACGTCCATACGCTATAGTTGACCAAGTTCCTGATGATGGTAAAGTAGCTCCTGCTGTCCAAGTGTACCCGCCATTTGTTGAATAAGCTGTAACATTACTTGCACTAGCTATAGCAACTGCGTGTCTTGCGAAAGATGTAGCAGATCCCGACCCAGTTCCTGGACCAGTTGCAATAAAATAGTCTCCTATCTTAACCTGTAGGTTAGCACTTGCAGGATGTCCAATGTTGGTCCATTGTGTTGTTGCTACAGTATTAATCTTATAAGCACGACCTGTTACAAAGAATCCTGCACTTGTTGGACTTGTGTCAACAATATCGCCTACAGCTATTGCTTTCCAAGCTACACTACTTGGTAACACTGTGGCTCTTTGAGTCCAACTAATGCCATCTGTTGAAACGTTTACAGTTTGTCCTGTATTTGGTAATGCTACAAAATAACCGCCTGTTGCATATCCATCGTATTCAAATTCTACAATTGCTCCTGTTAAGCTATTAACGGTAGTTAAGGTTATTGTAATGTCATTAGCAGGACTCGATCCACCTAAGCTTGATCCACTTAATGTAATAGTGTCTAAACGCTTATAATTTACACCTTCATAACCAGCAATAACTGTAACTGATAGATATTTTGTACCTGATCTTACAACTGAGAATCTAGCTCCAGTACCTTCACCTGCTGTAGTTCCTGTAATTGGATAGTACACACCATATGAGCTTGCCCAAGCAGCATCTGAATAAGTAGCTGCGGTAGCTAATGTTGCTGCTGCTGAGCTATAAGTAGGACTGCTAAACGTTAATCTTGGCTCAATAGTGTAGCTTGTTGAAGCATCAGGTGCAACAATTGTTGTTCCTGGAACATAATGATCCCATCCTGCTGTTCCATCACTTTCTTTAATAACAGTAGCTACTTTTGTACCCACGTTATAAGTGTTAATAATACCATATTGTCCAGCACCTGTACCAGATGTAAGAACGATTCTCATTGTAGGATAAGCACTAGCAATTTCATCATCAGTAGCAGCAATAGTAATTTGAGTTGTTGTACCTGCTTGAGCAACGTTACTGTTACTCATATACAAGTATCCTCCTAAATTACCTGATACTTCAGGAGCATTTGTGCTATCATCAGTATTATCATTTAGGTAAACTTGGAAAACTCCATCGTCTCTAAACTCGTCATGTTCGACAGCTAATCCTGTACCTGCACCACCAAACGACCAAGTTGCGTAAGTATAATCTTGTCCTGCGTTAGCATATTCAATTTGCCATAGCTGATTAATACCGTCTGTTAGAGTACTTCCTACACTGGCTATATAATTCTTATTATTAACAACTGCTGTAATTGGTGTTTCAGTTTCGTCGTACCCTTCAGCAACTGATCCAAAGTCTCCGTAAGAATTATTACCGTTAGTACCACGAATACGTCCACCGTTTTCAGCTAGGTAACCTACGTGTGAATAATATGTAAACACGCTGACAAGCTCAGCACGAGCATTATTAGTAATCCAAGCACCAATACCATCACTGATAATTTGTGTGAAGTCATTAGATGTGATAGACCTATTACCACCATTATGTAAATCACCATCTACCTTTTGTCCAACCGCGGCATAACCAAATGTACAAACGTTCTGAACATACGGGCTTCTGCTGATAATCCAAGTATGATAATCAGCAGGACCATAACCAGGATCTAACGAACAGTAAGCACCGGCACTAACACGACTTGTTCCATAACTATTTGGTGCTAGTAAATCTCCGGTTAATCCTTCTAAAGTTTGATTACGAATACCAGTAGCATTACGTAGATAGTACATATCTTCTTCATAGCTTCCAATTACGGCATTTGCGTAGTATCTTGCTGCTAATGATGTCTTATAGTTTCCTGTAAATCTTAAGTCATACTTTAAAGCATCTATATAAGAATGAACATCACGTAGGCAAAAATCTTTGTCGTAATATAGTTTAACTGTCATCGAACCAGATGCGTTAGCAATTAAGTTATCTGGAGTTGAGCTATTACGTGTGCTTGATACTGTAAAGGTTGTTCCATTAATAATATTTTGAACATAGTATACCGAAACGTTATTAAACCCACCAAATACTGTTCCTGAAAACTGTATGGCAGCATTTCTTTGCATCCAAGAAGTATCACTACAGGTCAATACATCGCTTGACGCATTAACATTTGTTACAGTTGCACTAAATGTAGTATCAATGTAAGACTCGATTTCTTTTACAATGAAATCTCTATTATTTTCTAATTGATAGATAGCATAGTCTGTATTTGGTTCTGCTTGACTACAGGTTGAACCTTCTGTTGTTGCCCCAAAAAGGATATCATCTAGAGTTTGCATTAGAGAAGTAATTCTAGATTGTGCTGTAGCATTGCCTCCAACATTAGCAAGTGCTTTTGTTTTAACTAAGCTTAATGCATCTCTTGTAGCTGCTTTCTGATTCAAGCTAAAGACTTCACTAGCACTAGCTCTTAAATAGGAATATCCAGCTTTTACTGTTTGATGATTACTATTCATCATATAGTCATATGATACAGCATCTACGATTATTTCAACATCTCTAGCACATTTAGTTTGATTATAGCTAAATGTATTAAAGTTATCTGTAATGTACTGTAAAGTACCTTGTACAATAAAATCTTTATCTAAACTTAGTTGTAACAATGCATCTTGAATACCCTGAGCAGCCCAAGTTATTAATGGTTTGTCTTCTGCTACTAATCCCGATAATGTATCTGCTGTAATTACAGAGCTTATATTTCCACAAAGTGTTACGATCTTACTTTGTTCTGTAGCTGAAGCAGCAGTTCCACTTGTATCTTGGCCTGAGTATAGTTCTCGTACAACCTGCCCTGCTACTGTTCCTAGTTGGCTGTACATTGCAGCACTAGCTGCCTTTTGCTGAGAATCTGGATAAACGCTAGTTCCTGTACGATTATCAAACAAGGCTCTTGCTACATTACGTGTAGCTAAATTTCCGCCATACTGCACGTCGTATGATAATGCGTCAATGGTATAGCCAATATCTCGTTGGCATAAAGCTTGGCCTTCTGCTCCTAACCCGATCCATACACTATTATAATTAATAACTAACCAAGTGCTAATTGTATTAATAATAAATGTTCTGTTTGTTTGTAGTTGTTCTCTAGCGTAACGTCTGTTAGCGTCAACTCCTGGATCTGTCCAAGAAATAGCATCAACTGCTGCTAGACCATTATTAATAATGTCAACTATTTCTGTATAACAAGCATTAGATCTTGTTACTGCTGTTGCATCAGTAACTAATGAACTTGCGACCTGAGCTTTAATGTAATTAATAGATCCTAATTCTGCTTGTAATTGATAATCGATTACACCCTGAGACTGTCCTCTTAGATATGAGATTCCGTTTTCTCTTGCCCAGAAATTAGTTCCGAACGCAGAATCATAGTAAGCAGCATCAATTAAGTAATAAGAGTCACGTCGACATAAAACACTGTTATACTTAAATGTGCCATAATTAGTGTTTAAGTAATCAATTACATCAACCTTAATTTGAGGAATAGCTGCACTTAAAGTAACATATGTATTAATTAATGCAGTAGTGGTAGTTACTCCGTTAGTTAATGCTGGTCTACTTTCTTTATAGAATACAATGCTTAACCCAGTACCATTAGTAACTGTTAAGTCCGATCCGCCATATGAAGTAGATAACTTAAATTGAGTAGAAGTTAGTCCAATAGCTTGAACATAATACTTTGTATCTCTAATTACACCTTTCAATGAAGTTGCTGTTGGAACAACTACATCACCTGCTGATAATCCGTGAGCAGCTGATGCTGTAAATGTAGTACTTGAAGTAATAGTTGTTACTGTAATCGAAGGACGAGTATTTGTATTATTAGCTGTGAGCATATTGATAATAAGATCTAGCTCTTGACCAATAAATGTATTTGCTGAGCTTCCGTTTAGCGAAGCATAAGTCCATTGAGTAGCAGTGTTTCCAGCAGTTTTTGAAACTGTAGTGTTAGCTGTAATTTGTTGTAAAATTGTTTTTAATCTAGTATAAGCAGCTATATTAGCAGTTGCTTCAGTTGCGCTAGTAACTAAATTAGTTCCTGGTCCGTCAAAATAGGCCAAGGCAGCATTTAACATTTGTGTGTTTCCACCATAAGTTAAATCATAGCAAAGTGCGTCAATTACATAGCCAACATCTCTCTTACACTTAGTTCTAGAATATTTTACATTTGGATAAGTTAAGTCAATATATGCACCGATCTCTGCTTTAACAAAATCTTTATTTTCATATACTAATGTTCTGGCATCTTTATAACCTGCTAAGAAAGTAGTATTATAACCAGTTGGATCTGTTTTAAATATCATATTAGTTTGAGCTGTAATGAAATCAATGCGATGTTGCATTGTTCTCACCAATCGTCTCACTAATGTATCCTGTTGTGCTTGTCCTACAGGTACTAGTTGACTTTGACTTAAAGTATTCCCAGATGATTTAGTAACTGTTTGTCCTTGAACAATTTGTCCTGTAATTGTTTCTAATCTTCCTAATGCAGCTACACTATATTTGGCATCATCTTTACTAATTAAGCTTCCTGCTGGCCCAGCATTAGTTGAACGTACTTCGTCACCTAAAATTACTGTGCTCTCTGGAACAATAATTGGTAGTACTTCGCGATATCTACCAGTTAAAACGTGAACAGTGTTAAAAGCTGCTATTCTTTCAGGAATATTTGTAGCAGTTTTGTCTGTTAAAGCCGCTGTAATAATACCAACTAATGAAGTTATTTCTGTTAGTGCAGTATCTTCTGCTACATAATCTGTATCGATATGTTGCGGATAAATGTTTGTTGAATCTTCTGAAACATTTTGATAAGCCTGAGCAGGAGCATCATTGGATAATACTGATGCTATAACAGTTAACATATAGTTATAGCAAGCTACGTCAGCAGCTGATTCAGCATTTAATTTGCTATATGTTCCGCATTCTTCTGTTAGAGCGTTTACATATGAAAGAGCTGCACCTCTTGTTCTTACATTGCCACCGTGGCTAATATCGTATGCTAAAGCGTCAATGACCCAACCGATATCTCGTTCACACTTAGTCTCGTTATACGTAAATGCTGTAGTAAATGGGCTAATATTATTTGTTATTTGATAGTTAATCCATTGAGTAGTTTCTCTTTGAATAAACAATCTGTTCATTTCTAATAGATGCTTGGCGTTAGGATTTCTACATCCTTTTTCAATTTCCATTGCTGCATATCTGATAGACTTCCAAGGCTTATCAAATGTAGAACCATGTGTTGGGTATGGCAAATCTACGCCGTGCTCTCCAACCCAATATACGTGATCTGTATTGCCCCATGTTACCCATTCTGGTTTAAGATCAGAGCTTACACGTAAAATTTGGCCTTCTGTACCGATAGGAAGCCTTGTTGGTCCTGCACCATCATAGTAAACTAAGTCACCTAATGTGTTTAACACAGCAGTTTCTGATCCAACACTTAAAACATTCCAATAGGTACCAGTTTTATCATGATCTGGGCGAGAAAGTGATTGGCCGCCGCCTGTAGCTCCTACTGTAGATCCATCGTCTCCTTCTGAGCGATGTGCTAGTTTACAAATATAAGTATTATTTTCATATCTTACTGAATCACCGACTACATACTCAGTATCATCTTCCCAGTATCCTCTCCAGTTAATACCATTACTTAATGCTGTCCAATAAGTTGCTTGAGGAGGTTTAGCTGCAAATGTTGCAGTCATTGTTCCTGTAGCTGTCGTTGGAGTAAATGCTGCACCTCCAACAATTGTTGTTACAGTAAACTGAGTACCATTAACAATTTGCTTGATATAATATGTGCCGTTAGTAAAAACATTACCAAATGTAGAACCACTAAAACTAATAGCCATATCAGCAACCATAGATGCTGTAGATGTGCAAGTAAAGTATTTTGTAGTTGCACTAGTAGCTGTAATAGTTTGGGTAGCTGATGGACTATCGATGTTAGCTACATAGTTATATCCATTTAGTTTAACGACTTCGTTAATTAAGTATGAGCTACTTATAGACCAACTTGATCTGAACTTTAACCCTTCACTGAATAAATCCCAGTTAGTTGTTCCTGTTACAGGGTTTGATCCAGAATGTTGTGTTTTAGAAACATACTGATTTCCGCCGTATTTTACAACATCACCTGGTTGGTAATTAACACCAGCACTCCAGGTTGACTCAAATTCTAGCCCTTCTACAAATTGATTCCAGTTTGCACTGTCACCTGAAAAAGTAGCACCCGAAGAGTGATAAGCAGTACAAATCCATAAACCGCCACCATATTTTACTATGTCATTTAATTTATATCGAGTAGCGGTTACCCAAGTTCCTTTATAATCTACTCCTGTGCTAAACTCGTCCCACTTTGATTGATCAGTTTCTAATCCTAAAGTAGTTGTTGCTGCTGAAGTATGATAGGTTACGCAGATATAATTTATACCACCGTAGCTAACAATATCATTAACTTTATATCTTGTAGAAATGGCCCAATCGCCTTTCCATTCGAACCCTTCTACAAATATTTGCCAGGAAGCAGCATTCGCTTCTAACCCAGCACTTACAGTTGAAGCAGATGTGTGAGCTGTAGTACATAGATATACATTACCACCGTACTTGACTAAGTCGCCTTTTTCATAGGCAGTTGTTCCAGTCCAGTCACCTGTCCATTTTTGTCCATCACTTACAAGATTCCATCTTGTAGGATTGAAATTTAAATCTGTATTAAAATTGCTTGAAGCAGTATGGCCGACTACACAAATATATGTTTTACCAGAGTATCTTATTACATCATCTTTGATATATTGAGTACCTGTAACCCATTCGTTCTTCCAAACAAATTTAATCCTACCTAACTTAAACTCTGCCATTATCTACTCCGAAATTAGCGTTTCTAATATTTATAATCTTTAAGGTCTAAAAGATCTAAAGAACATAGTTTGGGCCAAAATTGATCCAGAGATATAACACCCTGCCCCTTTAAAATCTGCCATTACTGGTATTGTATTAGTAAATCCTGCTGTATTGCTAATTGAACTTGGTCCAACTTTTACAGTACCAGCAATAAAGCTTGCTGTTAATAGATCTTCACCACCAACATTAAGTCTATTATTAAGGTATGCGATGATTGCTCTCTGTGTTGGAACTATATTATTAGAATTCGCTGTAAATGTATTATCTTTGCTGAACTCTCTAACTACAGTTGCAGTACCGCCTACAATAATACCGCCAAGTGCAATCTCGCTAAGACCTGTTAAATCAAAGAAGTCAGCGCTAATAGTTACAGTTCCAGTGGCCTGTTCAACAGCAAACAACTCACCAGCTCTAAAATTACCATCTTGGTCAGTGCTTGTGTAGAATACACGACCTCCGTTTAATTGCCCAACTTCATTTTGTGGCTCTTTGGTATAATTATAATCTATATACAGCTCTGGATAATTTGTTTCAACAAAATTACCCGATCCAACATCTAAGAAATCATGTCCAGTAATTCTTACCTGACTATAACGTTCTTTGATTAAAACTTCCATATCGTGTTGTATTTCATCTGAAAGTTTCAATGGAGGGCTTATTTGGAATCGAGACTTAAACAATCCTGTTACAGGGTCTTGAGCAGTTTCAATATTCACTGCAACAGCAGTATAGTAAGTGCTTCTACCACCAATGTAAAACTGTGCTCCTGGACCTGGAATAACTGACAAATTATCTAAAGTTACATATTTTCCTGTAGGTTGAACATCAGCAAAACCGTCGCCTACTACTGTAGCCTCTGTACTGGCTGTTTTGTAGTAAACTCCTCTGTTTGTAAAGGTAGGTTGCGCTAATACTCCATCTGCCAATCGTATCTGATAAGTTGCATCAATTACATTATTTGGATCTGTAATAGTTAAAGCAGGCGCAGTGGTATACCCTGATCCAGGATTCCACAATCTTACCTTACTTATTCCACCTGATTCAACAAAAATTCGTCCTGTAGCTCTTGCACCTGTTCTTATTTTATTAATATAATCGCTAGTTGTATCAGGAGCAACTACCCATAAAGGAGTATTGTCCGAAATTGTACTATCACCAGTTGTTATATCAGGAGCACCAAAAGCTATTAGTCCCCATTTCTGAGAAGTGCCTAATGTTCTTGAGGTCCAAGTAATGCCATCTGGGCTTGTAGCGCAGAATGTTGTAGCTTGGTTATCATAAGTTTCACAAACTGCTAAAAATACACCTTGTCCATATCTTACTTTTTTCCAGTACATTTCATTAGGGCCAGTTTGTGGCATACCTTTGCTAGTTGTGTACCATATTAATCCGTCAAAACTATATGAAACATACCCTGCATTAGAAATTGCTACAAATCTTCCATTACCGTAAGCGATACTAGACCAATCTTGTAAACTAGAATCCTGTACTTCAATAACAACAGGAACCCAATTCATATTTCCACTACTGTAAGTTCCTACTGCGGCAGCGTTATTACTCTTAGCAATGGCTACAAATTTTCCTTTACCATAGGCTATATCAACCCATTCATTGGCTGCTGAATCACCGATATCTGGTAATGTGGATGCTTGCCAGCCGATACCGTTGGCGCTTAATGCTGCGGCATCTTGGTTAGCACTAATAGCTACAAATAATCCATTTCCATATACTGCTGAAATCCAGTTATTTGTAGATGGCATATTAGTTTCTTCCCAATTTACACCATCATAAGAATAAGCTGCTTTATTAGTTCCATAATTAATTGCAACAAATGTATTATCACCAGTAACTGATACTTTCCATTGACCCACTAAAGGCAGTGTAGCATAATACCATAAGTTACCGTTCCTACTATGTAAAATAGTATCCCCTAAGCTTGGAAATAGTACATATTTTCCACTAATGCCTAGTCCTTTATATGTAAAAGCTGTAATTACTCCAGCTGAGGCTCCTGTAACTGTAATTTTAATATCGTGCTCGATACTTTCTCCACCGATATTTTCGCCATCGATAATTAAAATATCACCTACAGTATAATTTTCTCCGCCTGATGCTAGAGTTACATCATATGTTCTATTTGTTTTAGTAATGTTGAAAAGAGCTAAACCTATATCTGTAACAATACCGTTATACTCTTCGTATGTTTCACCGTAACATAATGCACCCCAGTTTACAGCAGTTTGTAATTGTCTTTCTTCAGGAACAAATCCTGGGTCAGTAAAAATTGGTCTTGGCTCAACTTTATACTTACTAGCAGTGCTTAATGTTGTTCTTATTGGAGTTCCAGCAATTACATGATCCCAGCCTGCTGTGTTATCGCTTTCTTTATAAATTGTTGCTATTTTGTTAGGTTCATCGTAAGCATAGATATAACCATATTGTCCTGAGCCTTCGCCTCCGCTAATAATCAATCGACAACCGATTAATTCTGCTGCTGTAGAGTTATCATTAGTAGCTAAAGTTATAGTTGTCGAAGTGCCATATTGTGCGCTAAATCCAGATAAGATGTATTCTGTACCAGTTGTTCTAATTTGTACCTCGAATACTGCGTTATCCCTATATTCTTCTTGTGTAACAACTGCTCCAGTTCCAGAGCCAACAAAAGTATAATTAGCTGTTGAATATTGTTGTCCAGCATTATCCCATTCTATCATAAGAATTTCGTCATTTGCTCCACCACAAAATACTTGTCCTATAATAGCTTCTTGGTCACGGGCATTAATTTTACCATAACGATATTCTTCTTCTGGATCATCACCGTCAGCTACAGCACCATATGTTCCATATGAGCTATTTCCGTTAGTTGCACGTATGATACCCCCATCCTCTGCAAACATACCAATCTGCGCATAGTAGGTAAACACACTAACTAATTCAGCACGACCACCATTGGTTACCCAAGCTCCAATACCGTCACTTATAACCTGTGTAAAGTCGTTACTTACAATAGATTTGTTTCCACCGTTATGTAAACTTCCATCAATCTTTTGTCCTACAGCAGCATACCCAAATGTTGTACAGTTTTGTACATAACAACTACGGTTTTTAATCCAGACACGCTGATCATCCGGACCCCATCCTGGATCTAAGCTTACATACTTGCCCCCTGTTGGTCTTTGATAAGGCTCATTGCCAATAGGATCTGCTAGATCTCCTACTAAACCCTTTAGTGTTAAATTTCTAACACCTGTGGCATCTCTAACATAAAACATATCTTCGGTCGTTGAACCCATTACAGCATTTGAATAATACCTTGCCGCATAAAATGACTTATAGTTTCCTGGATACCTTAAATCGTAAATTAATGCCTCAACAAATTTCTGCATATCTCTACGACATTTTTCTTCATCAAATGCATAAGTTGGGCTATTAACTTTTGTATAAGCAACACCTTCTTCAATTAAAAATGTTTTATTAGCATTTAAGTTATTAGCTGCTTTAACTCTGTTTGAATTAGTAGTAAAAGTATTAGTTCCTGTTATACTTGGTAATGTTCCGTCTTGCAAAACTTTAAAATCTATAACAGCTACCATATCATCTAGTAAATCTTTGATCAAATTTGCTTCTGTTATAGTTGCAAGAAAAGCTTTACTTTGCGATTCTGTATTACCAACAGATGCTACAACATCTTCGCCTGTAATCAAATCTTCTGTTATATTTTTTATTCTTCCTAATACAGCTCTTGTCTTTGGAGCATCATTAGATAAAGCATCAATCGGCGGGTTGGCCACAACTGTAACTGATCTAAGCTCCTCGCCTAAAATAGCAGTTCTAGCTGGAACTATGATAGGCAAAATTTCTTCATAGGTTCCAGTATAAACTTTAATAGTAGTATATCCTGAATAACCATCGTCAGCCATTTCAGTAGCAAACTTAATTGTTCTATAAGGTTTGAAGTAATTTGTTCCTCGTTCAGGATCGTCTGGATCGTCTACACCGTTAGTTCTAACGTGAAAAAATCTTTGAACATCTCCAAAGCTTTGCCATTCGAATGTTCCTTCTGTGCTGTCTAAAACAGTTAAAGTATGATCTTTTGATCCTATAGGAATTCGAACTGGTCCGGCAGTACTAAAGTCATTTTGTGCTGCGTTTAGCAAATTATAGGTTAATAAATCACCGACCTGATCAAGACCGCCTGGTTGATTTTGAATCACCACAGACCAGTAAGATGATTTCATTAAATCAGTATTTCCTGGAAATGAAAATGGGTCAGCATCGTGAGAAATGCCAGCACTATAAGCTGAACCTTTATAATATACTACATCATTAATACTATAAAATGCATCATGTTCCCAGTTACCTCTAAATTGATTTCCTACAATAACTGGTTGCCAATGGCTTTCATCTAAATAATCTGTTGTGCTGCCATCGTCAACAGAATCTGCAAGGGCAACATATACCGATCCGCCACGTTTTACTAAGTCACCTTTTTTGTAATTTTGTGTTGAAATAAAATTACCTTTAAAGTTGTGTCCGTGTACCAGTACAGTCCAGTTTGAGTTTCCACTAGGATATAGTGCAGAATCTCCTGGCTCACTATTAAAGTTATTCTGTAAAGCAATATAGATATAACTGCTTAGACGAACAACATCTCCCACAGCATAGTATGTTGATGCACTCCAATCTGTTAAAAAATTCGAACCAGCAAATGCAACTATAAATTTATTAGAAGTTATTGCACCCGGTGTTGAGCTTGATGTATGTTCATCTATACATTTAAGAATTGTTCCGCCATATTTTACATAGTCATTAAGTCTATATCTTGTATTAGAAGCATATGAACCTTTGTACTCCGATGTTTTATTAACAATTTTCCAGGTTTCAAAAGTACTGTCGTCTACATTATCACCTGTGCCTCCTGGGATACCTGCTGCGGATGCTGTATGTTCTTTTATACACTCATAAACAATGCCATTATATCTTATAACATCGCCTGGTTTATACCTTGTTGTTACAGTCCAATCTGAAATATAGTTATGTCCGGCAGCATATATTGTCCAATAAGCCAAATCACTATCAAGATATGTTCCTGAAGTATTGTCTGTTATACAAAGATATAAATTCCCTCCATTAGAAACAATGTCTCCACCGATATATACAGTATTAGCTGTCCACGCTCCTTTAAAAGTATATCCACCGGTCATTCTTGACCAAGCAGGACTAGCATATGTATCTTCGGGATTTACTTTAAAAGTTTGTGCTGCATAAAAATCGTTAGATAAGTGAGCTCTTATGCAGCTCCAAGCTCCTCCAGCGTAATAAACTACATCATCTAATCTATACTGTTGACTTGGTTGCCAGTTGCCTATCCATCTATAGCGCAATCTGCTTATTTTAAACTCTGCCATTGTTAATTCCTGGAGTGATCTTTATATTTATATACCTGTTGGATATACATATTTTTGATTAATTCTTACTACAAACGTTCCATCCTCGGCGATATAATAATAGATAGAACGTTTATCCCATCTATATTGACTAAAATACAAATTATTAAATAAAATCTCGTGTTCTTCGTTTACATTATCTACATAATCTAAACCATATTCAAATTCTACATAATCATCGTCTGGAGGTCCTGGATTGTTAATCACAATCGTTTCTCCAGTTTGTAAAAGGTTTTCTCTAGTTAGATATAATTCACCGTCTTGAGTTCTTCTAATACCATAAAAATACTTAGGCGAATCATCTCCTAGTAGTGCGTCATCTGCTCCAAATATATAATTTCCAGACATTTTTTAATCCTTATATAAGTTCTGCGTAGCTTATCACAGCATCAACGCTTTCAGCAACATCACTTACAATTCTTAAAGAACAATTTTCTGCTAAAATTAATTTTTCTCCGTTAGTTACTACCTTAATGCTTGAATTAGGAGGAATAATAATTCCTTTTACAAGATATGCCTCGGTACTTGTAGCATCAACTACTGTAATACTAATGGTTGCGTTATCTTCAGTTGTATTGGCTAGATTACAACCGATAATCGTAAAACGATTTGTACCGGTTGTTTGTAAGATGTCTGTAGCAGTTGTACCTACATTTTTCACTACTTTTGTTCTAAAAAAGGTCGCCATAGTTTATCCAAAAAGCTTATCTTGTATTTATTAAAAATAAAATAATAGCTTTTTTACTTAGCGGTCAAAACCACTAATTACGTAAACATTTTTTGTAGTAGGAACACTGCTACCAAAATGTATCCAAGCGCCTGCTGCATATCCTATAGGATCTTGCAATATTTCATAATTTATATTAGCCACTTGAATTACGTTTTCCACTATTACCAAAAGTCTTTCTGCTATCTCTGTAGATGTAAGACCCGAACCTGATCCTTCTTTTTTGAAATCAAAAGGATTTACAGTTAAAGGACCAAACATATCTCCTCCAGAGTGAGAAATAAATGATTGAAAAGATATAGAACTAGGTTCCTTAAATTTGACTTTGCGCCATAACGCATTTCCTGTCGAATCATTTCCTTGATAAGCTTCTAACTCATAGGTATCTGAATTATATCTTATCATTCCTTCTACAGGAGTCCCTGGACGATCAGCTGTTCCACCTTTAGGAATTAATAAGCTGATCTTTCCATCCATAGTTACTCTACCGTCTGTTTCAACGGCCACACTTTGATCTTTTACATTTCTAAAATTAAGCTGACTCTTTTTTAGAAATTTCATTAACTTACCCTAAATGAACTTACAGTTACCACTAATCTATCATTAGCAGACGGGCTTGCCACCAAATAATCACCTGTAGTTAATACTAATTTTTCTGTATCAAATGTAAATGTTTCACCAGCAGGAACAGTCAAACTATTAATTAATTTCATTGTGTTTCCAGTTTCTTGACTATAAGCTGACAGGTCTAAGTTGGCATCATTTGAATCAATATTACAAAATATTAAACAGGTTACTGCGTGTTCTTGTACATCGGTTACAAGCGTACCTGGACAAGTAAATATTGTGGTTCCTCCTGTTAGTAATGCTGCGTTACGAATTGCCATTGTCTTGTCCTTAAAATATCATACTAAATCCTAGAGCTCTTCGTCTACTTACTAATTCGTCACTTGCTGTTGGATTAGAAAAGTATAGACCAGTTTTGCCCATACCTAATGTAGATTTACTATAAAGGACATTATAATTACTATTACTACTCGGAGCCGATGCTTGGTTATCTAGTTGCAAAACTCCCGAAGTTTCTAAGTCTGAAACTATCCTAACTTTGCCAGTTCCACTAGGATCAATTTCAATATTACGATTAGCTACCCCTGTTACACTTATGGTAGCATTTGCGCCGCTACTTGAAATTTGAAGATAGTCGGTACTTACAGGAATGCTTAAATTGTTTGAATCAATTTTTGCTCTTTGAACATTATCAACTTTAAAGTTAATATAGCTTGGGTTGTTTAAAGAAAATAGATCAGTTGAGCTAGCATCATATACACGAACTTCTGTATCATCATTAGTAATATGCGTAAAGTTTGCATAATAAAGAGCAGAAGTTACATAGTCTGCTAGACCTTGTGTATTAACTAAAGCATCTTTAGCTGTATCATTGTTATATAAAACAATTTGCCCTGTAGCAGGTGCGTATGGCCCTCCCGCGGTATGTCCAGCAGGATAGTCTAAAATGTTTTCTTCGTAATTATTTGTTCCTTGAACAGTTACTACACCAGTACCTTGATTTATCAAATATAAGTTATCGTTATTAGCAACTTGAATACTACTAACATACAATCCAGCTCTGTTACTTCCTACTAATAGTTCAAAGGATCCATTGACTAATCCATATATCGAGTTTCTATGGTTAATGCTTTCATTAAAATAAAAGCTTGCATTGCCATTTCCTCTTATAATGTCAAAACCGCCCTTGCCGTCACCGGGTAAAGTGCTATTGCTATTTCCATCAGCAATAGTTATTTTTTGATCAGTAATATATAGCTGTGTAGACTCGACCTGAGTTTGACTTCCATAAACCCAAAGGTCGGCATAGATGTTAACTTTTCCTAAACCAGTAGCTGTTGGTCCTCTAGTGTCTAAATCAATGTCACCAGATTGCTTTACAACTACTTTATAGTTGCCATCACTTACATTTAATACTTTTACGGTCATATTAGCTGATTAAGGTAAGAACAATCAATGTTTCTGTTGAATCGTCCTGTAAGGTCCACTTATAATTATTACCGTTAAAAGCATGAGCTTTTCTTGCTCCTAGCTTTCTAATTGCTACAGGAGTGCCACCTGAAGCTATTCCTACTAAACTCGCATCTCCGTTACTTGCTGGAGTAACTGCATCAGTTAAGCTGCAAATTGCTGTAGTAGCACCGTTGTCACTACTGCACTTAAATCTACGAGCACCTTTTTGTTTTACAATATATCCTTCGTATACTGTACCACCTGTCTTAAACCTAATTGGAAGATGTGGTGTAGCTGCTGATCCGGTTGCACCGAAATATTTTTTATTAATTTTATTTGCCATTTATTTTTCTCCTTGACGTTCTAGGTCTACGCTTGGCTAGCATAAGTCATTCTGACAAAGTATTTAGCAAAAATAACAAAGGGCGCCTGAGCGCCCTTTATCAATCGAACTAGTTCTTCTTTGTTGATTAGAAGAATGTTGGATTACTTACTGTTACTGTTCCAAGATAATCAGCAGCATTACCTAGAGAGCTTGCAGTATTTGTTAATTCTACATAACCATAACGTGTCATGAAGCTAACTACTGGCTCAAATGTGCTTGGATCTAGAACAACACCACTACTCATCAATGGAATGTATGGGCAGTAGAATGCAGGTGCATCACTTTCTGTTGAACCTTTGTAACCAATAAGAACTGTGTCATTGGCAGCATATGTGTCAACATAAATCTTCATAGCACCGTTTAGTGTTCCAGCAAACTTAGTGTTTGTTGGAGCTTCGAACGTACCTTCTGTTGTACGAGCAAATGCACTTGTTGTAGCACTTTGTAGCATTGTTAATACAGCAGGACTTACAACAGCCCAGTTACCTGCACCACGACGTGTGCGCTGAGCAATTGTATTACTTACGCGGTTAACTGCAACTGCTAGAGCAGCGTGCTCGTCACCAACGAATGTAGCTGTACCGCTTACAGCAGCTTGATCAAATGCGATTTGGTTTTGTGAACCAGCTAGTGTTTTAAGACTTGCTAGAATTTCACGATCAATTTCAGCTGTAATTTCTTGAGCTAAAGCAGCCATGATTTCAGCTTCAACATCAATACCGTGTTGTGCCTGCATATCCTGAGCAGCTTCAAATGTCCAGCGAGCGCTTAACTTACGAGTTTTCGCTTCAACTGTTTGCTTTAAGATCTGAATGCTCATTCTACGACCAGCTTCACCTTCTAGGGCAGCAGTTACAGCAGCCTTATCGTTAGCAGCGCCGGAGTAGCCTTCAGCAATCTTAAATGGGCTTAGTGCCTCTTCACCAGCTGTTACATCTGTACCACTTGTGCTGTTAAAGCTATCAGCATAACGTACACGTAGTGTATGGATTTGACCAACTGGACCAGTCATTGGTTGTACACCAACTAACTCGTTTGCAATAACGGTTGGCATAACGCGACGGATTACTGGAAGAATCACGCGATTTAATGTTGCAACGTTGCCGGCAGAAGTGGCACCAGCACTAGCACTTTCTGCGAGATACTTGCGAGTATTCTCGAGAGTAGTTGCCATTACTGTCTTTTTTGTGCCTTGTAGGCCTTCTAAAAGAGCCTGTTTAGTCTCTGCCCAACGGCCTGTTAGTAGTTCTGACATTATATTATCTCCTAATTGTCTTAAACTTAAATTCCAGCAAGGCGACGAATATCTACAATATTTGCGTCTTCTTTGCTGCTACTTACGCTGTTGGTTTCTTTATTGCCTGTAACTTCTTTTGCCTCAACTAATGCCTGTTTCTTCTTTGGAGCGTCACCAGCAATTACGCTTGGTAAGTACTTTTCAAAACTTGTTTTTAGTTTTGTAGTTTGTACGCTTTCAAGTAATTCCTTCATAATAGCCTTTTGCTGTGGAGCAAGAGGTGCTATTAGTTCATTCATAATACCTTGACGTTCTTGACTTTCCTTAAGAATTTTTACTTCTTTTTCTTTGCTTTCCATGACCAAACGTGCTTCTGCTACAGCGTTTTTAGCAGCGGCAAGTTCTAATTCTTTCGTGTCTATGACCTTGAGCAATTTACTTGTTTCTGATTTTTCGTTAAGATAACTGTTCTGATATTCGCTAGCAAAAGCTTCGAATAGCTTGCGACCGAAGTCATTACGACGAGCACTTTCAATGTCTTCTTTGAGTTGACCAATTTCCTTTGTAAGGGTTTTTTCAACTGTAGATTCAACTAATTGTGCTGCACGTTTTACAAACTGTTCTTTCATTTTGCTTAATGCTTCACGACCTTCACGAACAAGTTTTACCTTAGTTTTTGCTAAGTCCTGCTTGTCTAAATGAAATTCTGCTATTTCTTGTGCAAGAGCTTCTACTACAAACTTTTCTAGAGTTTTAAATTTTGCAGCCATTTGTACTTGATCTTCGTGCAACTCTTTAACTTCAGCAGCAAGTTGTCTTGTAACGAATTCCTTCATTAGTTGAGCAGTTTTTCTGCCTTCAACAACAACTCTTGCTTTAGCTTCAGCAAGTTGACCACGATCTTCTACAAATTGCTTGATCTCATCTCTTAGCTGGTCGCCAAGCATACGATCAATTGCTTCAACCATAACTTGTTTGTCATGCTCGTAGCGTTGTGCAAATTCTTCACGTAGTTCTTGAGTTAGCTGTGATCGGGCCTCTGTAATACGAGATTCCCAAGCTTTCTCAATATCAGCTTTTACCTCTTCAGAAATCACATTATTCTCAAATAGTTGTTTTAGTGCATCCAACATGTGATTCTCCTATTTTTATCGGAGCTTGCCTATTATTGCTAATAGGCTCTCTTTGAGATATTTTTGTGCCTTTGGATCGTCTTTGACCTCTTGCGCTATACGCAAGCTACGATAACCATTACGAGTATTCATAAGATGTTCGTATATTGGTGTAGGATACGCTCCAGGAGCACTTGGTTGAGCTACCACATCTATTGTGATAATCTCGAAATCGGAAACTTCACCGGAACCGTCCTCTCGAACGTTCCCGGATCCGCGACTACTTACTCCTAACTTAACACCGCTTTCTAACATAGTTTTCACTAGGTTACCCATTGGTGTAGGTAGGAT